AGAGTGGGCGATAAATTATTTCTTGAAATTGTTTTCCAGATTCTGGAAAACCTAATCCCTTTAACCATCCATAAACTGCAAGATAGTTTTCCATATTCTCATCAACTAAAAAACGAAGAGTAAAATCTCCGAATGTTAGTCTTTCACCTGGTACAGAAATATTTTTTAGATATGATGACTGTTGTGCAAGTTCAAGGTTCAACTCTGGTATTCTAGCAGAATTTGAGAAAAAGTCAACCTTTGGAAACTTTGTCAAATTAAATTTGAACGCTACTCCAGAGAGAAAATTTCTATTTGTTACTTGCTTTGCAAATGGCGAACTGGTCATTATCTTTTTGATTATTTATTGTCTTTCAGTAAAAACAATTCCTTGTAAATGATCATACTCGTGTAGAAATACTCTTGCAGCAAGACCATCTAATTTTATTTTATGGTCTTTTCCATCTTCATCTTCATATTTTACAACAATTCGATTTGGTCTTTGAATGTTTATAATCTTATCAGGAAATGATAAACACCCTTCTTCAAACCAAACATCATCCTCATATCTTTTGACAATACGAGGATTGAAGCAAGTTATTGTTTCTTCTGTTTCGATATTCAACATCATTATAAAAACTCTTTCACTAATACCAATTTGATTTGCAGACAATCCAATCCCTTCGTAATGAATCATATTCTCTTTTAGAATACGAGATATTTCACGACGGTCTAAGTCCTCACTACACGGTTTCATTTTTTCGTGTAGTATTGGATGTGTGTTAGGTGTTAGCTGTAGTATCATCTTTCCTTGGATTATTTAGAAACCAAGAAGGACCCTCCATTGAAAAATCTATATAAACCGTTTTTGCATAGTGAATTCCACGGTAACACAGAAAGGCAAAGACCTCATCTCTGTCGTGCTTCTCATCATCCCATTCTGGCATTATTCCTCTACCTAGTAAATGTAACATTTGTCTTAACCTCCTGTAACATTATTTAGGTTTCAAAACATTGACAAAAAAAGAGACCCCCGAAGGAGTCTCTGTTATCTCGAACGAGATATTTATTACATAAGGTTTGTAACCTTAACTCTTCTGTAGTAACGGTTTGTGTTACGTGTAAGTGTTCCAAGTCCTTGAGTTGTTCCTTGTGAGAATGGGTTCTCAACCATACCATATCTGGTCTTGAATCCAATTTTTGGTTGGAATGTATCCTGACCAACCGCACGAACCATCTGTAGAGGAACGTATGGGCAGTAGAATAATCCTGCGTCATAAGGTGAAGAACCTTTATAACCCATCACATAGTACTGAGTTGCAGCTACGTTAGCAGCAAATGGGTCAATGTACACTCTGTACTTACCTTGTAACACACCAGCAAATGTATTGCCTGTGTCGTCTACGTTAAGGTTAGCATTCAATGCAGGTGTGTAATCAAGTACACCAGCCATTGTTAGTGCAGAAGCAACGTCTGCGGAGCAAAGGATCATGTTGCCCTTTCCACGACGAGTTCTTTGTGCGATTGCGTTAGCATCTCTTTCCATCTGGAAAATAAGACCCTTGAACTTCTCAACTGACCATCTTCCGTTGGAGTCTGTGTCTAAGTCGAATGTTCCACCTGAAGCAACGTTTGCTTGTGCTCCTGGTTCAGCGACGTTATAGATTGTTCTGATAACTTCTCTGTTGATCTCAGCAAGTATCTCTGTTGAAAGGATATTTGCTAATTCAGCTTCAGCGTTCAATCCGTGGATCGCCTTAAGGTCTTGAGCAAGTTCTAAACTGTACTCTGCCTTTAGTGCTCTTGACTTCGCTGTAACGGTCACTTTCTCGATTGAGAATGCCATTTCGTTGAAGTTATCGCCAGATGTACCTAAGTCTTCAGCGTCATCTGTTCTCATACCCTGACCAACGTTGTAGTCGGTAGCGTTTGTTTGAGCAGCAGAACCTGAAAGTAGTCCTGGATTTGAACCTGACTGAGCAGTTGTACCTAAACCAACGTTGTTTGAACCTGTAGCGGTGAAACCTGATGTTAGGTCGAATCCTTCATTCTGACCTGAGAATGCTGAATCTGGTTCGTTGAATAGTGCTTCTGTTCCAGTCTGATTGTTGAATCTGGATCTCATTGCAAAGATAAGTCCTGTAGGACCATTCATTGGTTGTACACCAGCTAAATCGTATGCCACCAAGTTAGGCATTGAACGACGAATTAAACTGATAAGTACTGGGTCGAAACCTGCAACAGGACCAGCAGCAGTTGCATTAGCAGAGAAACCTGCATTAGCACCACTGTTTGTGTTTACTGTTGGCTGTTCTGAAAGGAAAGATGCTTCCTCTCTTAATTCTTTTTCTTGGTTTTCTAACAGGATAGCGGTGACGTTTCTTCTATGAGCGTCTTTGATTGGATCAACTCCGTCAAAATCGAGGATAGGTCCCCACTTTTCCTGCAAATGTTCTGTGTTATACATTTGCATTTGTAATTTACCTCTTACGGTTTATTGTTTGAATAAATGTTAAATTCACTTTTTGGCAGCTCTGGATAGAACATCCAAATAGGCTTGCATTCTAGGAGTAGTCTCTTCTGAGATTACTTCTTCTGTTGAAACCTCTTCTGATAGGTTCTCAGAGGTGCTCTTTGGAGCACTAGTTTTACTTGGGAAATAAGATTCCTTCAGTGTTTCTAGTTTCTCACGATAGTCTGTCTCACTTTCAAACTCAACATTTTCGGCAAGAGTAGCGAGTTTTTCCTTCTGAGTGTCTGCAAGACCTTCAGATACAGAGGTAAAAATACCATCTGCAGAGGATTCTGCCAATCTACGATTTAGAGCAACATTGCGATCTATTTGCTCATTGAGTTTTGATTCCATTTCATCAAGTTTATCTACCATGCTATTGAGTACATCGTATTTTTCTTCAGGGATAGTTACATAATGTTCTTCAAAAAGTGACTTCATACCTTCTAGGAAGGATTCAGTCATTTCTGTTTTGAGTCCAGCTTCCACTTGGATTTGGTTCTCTTGTATCCACTCGTCAGCGACATACTCAAGATAAGAATCAACTCTTTCTGTTAATCCTTCCTTGATTTTGTCTAACTCTTCAACGAGTGCAGTTGCATAAGACTCTTGTAATTCTTCTTTGATTTCTGCAACTTTAGTTTTGATTGCAGTTTCAAAAATTGTCTTTGCTTTGCTTTGGAACTCTTCGGAAAGTTCTTCACCTTGAAGAAGTGCTGCGACATCTGCTTCGACATCGTATTTTTCTTCTTCTTCAGCGACTGTTTCTTCTTCTGAAGTTTCTTCCTCTGCTACAACTTCTGTAGATTCCTCTTCAGATGTTGTTTCTTCTTCAGCGACTACTTCATCTGTAGTTGCTTCTTCTTCCTCGATAACTTCCTCTTCAGATTCTGCTTCCTCTGCTTTCATAGCTTTGGCATTAACAACGTCCTTAACTTGAGCAAGGGTCATTGCAGGATCTTTCAGCTTTGCTGAGTCGTCATCAGGTTTATAGTTTTCTGGTGTAGGACCACCAAGATCCTCTACTGGGATGCCTGATGAGGGCATAGGATCAGCTTTTGCTGCACCTTTGGTGACTACATTTTCTTCGATGTTTTCCATTTAGTGTAAAAAGTTACCGTGGATTTATTTAAATTCGTAAGAATCTATACTTATTTATAGATCTTTTACATTTAGAGGTTATTTAGAAAATCTTGGAACAGACTTAGTTTCTTTTCCTCTAATCTTTTTTGGGTGACAAGTGTGTTAATACGCTTCTCAGTTCTTTCTGCGAGTTGTTCACGAAGGGTTCCACCTTCCCAAACCCACTCTTTTCCTTCCATAATTCCATTCACAAAAGCGTCTGGTGCGGAAGGGTCTGCCACTATGTCGGCAGCGGTTGCTAATTGAAAATCTTCTCCAACCATTTTACAACCATTACTACTTTCTCTTAGTGATCCGATACCACGAGAAGATACTCCAAGTTTGACTCCTTCATCTAGCAATGATGATGCAATCTTACCCATTGGAGTGGATAGTAAAGTCGCTTTTCCTCTAAAATTATTTCCTTCTCTTACGAGCGAGGTAATTTTGTGAGATACACGATCTAAGTTAACTGTAGGACCTTCTGGATGACCAAGTTCACCAAGTGCTCTACCTTCTTTTATGAAGGTTTTATTATATCTGTTAACTTCTCTTTCAAGAATATCAACGGGATACATTCTTCCATTACGATTTTTGATACCACCTTGAAGAAATACACCTTCGATACAAAGACGTTTTTTGCCTTTATATTTTTCAGTGATAAATTTTACTTGTGAGACTTCTTCTGTGATAAGTTTCATTATTCGTCCTCTTCAGTTGGTTGTTCATCTGATACTTCTTCCTCTTCTGGTGCTTCACCATCAAAGACAGATGAAGCAATTTCAGGTCTAAAAGCATCAATACGAGCAGCTGCTTTAGCCATCAATGCATCTTTTATTTTATCAGATACATCACTAGCACTAGCGTCAGTCGCAATCAAATCCACTAATTCTTCCATAAGATTATATTATAGCAATATGTTTATTTATATCTCTGCTGATTTGGTATCTTTTTGATACTCTGCATCAGTTATTTGTGCTTCTGCTTCTACATCTGGATCTTGTGGTACATCACCTAATTCTCCACCACCTTGATCACCCTCTTGTGGTAATGGTTCTCCTGTAATCGGATCAGTTTCTGCAGGATTTGGTATGATACCTTTTTGTATTTCATCTTCAATCTGCATATCAATCTCTTCGATTTCTTGATCTGTTTGACGTAATACTCTCTTTCTTACAAACTCTGTTGAATAATACTTACCAATATAAGGTTCAATCTGTGCAAGATTACCTAAACGACCTTGTATCATTTCAGTTTCTTTGAGTTCTGCAAACTGATTATCATATAAAAAGTCATATTGAATATGATCTTCCATCTTATTCCAGTCTTCTGGAGTTACAATATTCTTTAATATTAATTGAGTTTTGAGCATATCATTAAACATATGTGCAAAACGCTTTCTTAAACGACCTACAAACTTTGCAAATTTGAGTTCATCTCTTAATATTTCTGATGAACGACCTAAATTAAATCCACCTTCTGCAGCGATTCTTGATTCTGGAATACCTAATGCACGATATAATTTTTTCTGAAAGTACTCAATATCGGTTAACTCTCCAAGATTTTGTCCACCAGGTAGTGTTGTGATTTCGGTTCCCCGACCACCTTCTCTTCTTGGCAACCAAAAATCTTCCATCATACTCATATATTTACGGTCATCACGAACTTCTCCAGTTTGTGCATCGTAAGTTAACTTGTTACGATAACGACTCATGACCTCTTTAAGGTATTGCTCTGCCTTCACTTTTGGTAAATTACCAACATCAATATAGAATATTCTTCTTTCTGGTGCTCTTGATAATCTGTAAATTACAAGACTATCTTCAATCATTCTTAATTGATTCAGTGCCTTGATTGCTTTATGAAGATATGAAAGAACACGATTTTTATTTCGATCTACTAAACCTGATGTGCAATATGTAATTGAGTCTTTTGAAATTTTTGTTGAACCTTTACCTGCCTGTGCAATCATGCCAGTTGGGTAGTTTGGTTTCATTGTATAGATGTAATATTCATCAAACTCAGGACTTGTAACACTATCATCTTTAGCATTATTAATCCTGACAAATGGATCGTCTTTACCATTTTTCTTTTTCTCAACCTTCACAAATTTAATTTTCATCGGGTCGATATATCTTAGATCCTTGAGTCCTTCCTGTGGAGCTTTTTGATCTATGACTTTTAGATAATACAAACGACCATCAATATACCAGTTTCTAAAAATTTCGTGAGACTTTTTATCAAAGTCCATTAATTCTTTAATATATCTGAACTCTTCTCTAATTTTTTTCTTTATACCTTCACTGGCATTAAGGTTTGATAATTCTACTTCAACAGGAGAATCGTACAAATCACTGACAATTGCTTCATTAACGACATCTTCAATAGCACCATCCGCTTCTGGATGTAATGCCATCTCTCGATATCTCTTAATTAATTCGTGTTCAGAACGATATGCACCTTCAATATCTACGTATTGACCATAAAATCCACTTGCTATATAATTATCAACCCCGTCCTCATTGTTTTTGGGGACAGGGGAGATAATAGAAGCCGATTTATCTTCTGTTTCTTCAATAGAAAAACCGAAAAGTTTTGCCATAGTATAAGATCTTTATTATATGTTTATTTAGCTGATGTTCTCACCGCCTGATACGGGACTATCTCCCTTTAGAATTTCGATGTACTGAACCTGAAGTTCAACAGTAAATTCCTGAATACCTTGAGCATCATAAGACAATTCGATAGGACCGACCTGTGTTGGGAATGTATCATAGAAACGATATTTTCTAAGACTTTGACCATCACGATCAAGTTGGAATACAAATGCATCTGCCTGATAATCAGCAGGATTAACTAATCCAGTGTTGTCATTTAGTTTGTTAATTGTATTCATCCAGTTTTCAAATGCAGACCTGATTGAGAAGTCTGTATCGTTGATAACTGTAACTGTCCATGAATCAAATGTTCTGTCACCTGCGATTTTAAGAACCCTTCCTCGGAAAGGAACTTCGATCTGTGCAATGTTTGATGCTGGTAATCTTGCTCCTTTAACCAAGAACCTTGATTTGTCAAGAACTTCCTGTGTTGGTGTAGCAGCGTCAGGAAATGTGAGGACTACTTCAAACAGATTAGCACGAGCACCGCCACCTGTCAACTTACTCTTAAAGTCGGAAATCGTTCTTAATGGTGGTGGATTGACTTGATTTCTACTAGCCATAGTTGATTAAACCTCTGTTAATTAAACGGAACCAATTACTTCTTCAAAGTCAACACCAGTTCTGGTGGCGACGAAGGTAAGACCAATAAAGTTAATTGATCTTGCTGGTTTGATAAAGATATCAGCAACAAATTCATTTCGATCAATGACTGCTGCAGTATTATTTGTTTCATCGCAAATCACAACAAAGTCAAATATACCTCTGTTGGATTGAACCTCTCTTAGGAATGGTTCAATAATATTTACGAAGTTTGTTCTTGTTAGTTCATCATTGAACTCAAAGAGTTGATCCTTAGCCGCTGCTGATATAGCATCTTCTAAGAAAATGAACAATCTACGAACGTTGATACGGTCAAATGCTGATGACTTACCAAATCCAGTCTTATCTCCAAAGAGAATAATACCAGCACCAGGTGATTGAATAACAGGGTTAATTCTATTAGAGTATAGAATGTCTCTCTGTTTCTTACCTGGATTGTAGATAAGTTTTACAGAATTAAGAATTGATCCTCTTGCTGTACCTGCAGGTGAGAACCAAGGGAACTGTTCAATATCAGTTCTTGCACATGTTCCAGCAACGTCACCATTAAGTGGAACATAGCGGAATGTATTATTAAAGCGGTCAAACATGTATTTGTAACCACTATCAAATACACCAAATGTTGTTGATGTAATTGGTGCAAAGAAACTTACCACATTATTTGTGACTGTATCTATATTATTGACTGTAACAGAACCTGATACACTATCGTTCAAGAACGCTTGACGATAAGGTGAAACAAATGCGACTGCATCTTTTCTTTCCTCTGCGACTGCAATAATTTTCTCAGCGACTGCTTGTGACTGTTCTTTTACATGATGTGCAGCACCCATAAGAATGAAGTCCACTTCAACTTCTTCCTTATTTGAAAATAATTCATAACCACTAATTAAATCGTCAACACCTGAATTTAATGCACCGACTGTTGTGTAGTCTGATTTTCCACCGTAATTTTTTCCACCGTCAAGTGAACCAGTGAATACACCAGAAACTCCGAAGTTTACATTTTCAGCGTTTTGATCCCAACCACTATCTGTATCCAAACTACCAACAGCAGTTGCAGTGCCACCTGTATATCCTGTTGTTGTTATTCCAGCAGGAGCACTTCCACCATATATGTATTTTGAATTTGTTGCAAGATATTTTCTCCAGTATGAAGTTGATCCAACTGAATACTCACCATCTTTTGCTTTTGATAAACTAAGATGTTTTTCAAGAATTGTTCCAGTATTACCAGTAACTAATCCTTTATCATCAATTACGACAACATGAACTTCATCAAAACGTCCACCTCTTGAGGCAGCAAATGATGATGTGCCAGGTGCATCTGCTAACTGATCCCACTCTAGTTTATTGTTATTACCATTTGCGTCTTTAGATGTTAATACGATTTCTTGTGACTCAAACCAATCTGTTACCGCTGTGACGTTTGTTGGTGTTCCACCGACGTTTGTTCCAGCAGCACTTGCAGATATATTACCAGTTGCGAAGTTGTAAACACCGCCATTTTGATAATCTACATTTGTAACTGTTCCAGCAGTCGAAACATGAGCAAGAGTTTTAACACTAATAGTTCCAGTTCCAACCTCAGTAACAATTCCTTTAATGTAACCATCAAGAACACTTGTTCCACCTGCACCAGCAACAATTCTTCCAGCAGCTGTTTGTGTTACTGCTAATCCAACTGTTGAAATTCCAGATACAGTTAATATTTGGTCTGCTTTTGCGTCTATTATTGAAACTAGGATTCCGTTCGCATAAGTTCCAGGTGTCTTTGCAGCAACAGTTACACCAGTAATTGTATTTTCATCATAACCTAATTGATTATAATGAGTATCACTCTTAATTCTTATACTTGATGCAGTTCCTACAAAAGCATTTTTTAATCCAACACCTGTTTGTGTGTTAAAATCATCAGCACGAATGATTTGCATCGTGCCACCGTATGCTAAGTATGAAGATGCAACCATCCAATATTCATAGTGCTTGTCTACTGAATATGGTTGTCCGAAAGTTTGTAATAGATCCTCCTCACTTTCAATGAGTTGTGGTTCCTCCACAGGTCCTTTAGTAAATGGAGCGACTAATGCACCAATAGAGCCACTTGTTGGGTCAACTCTACCAATGGTTAGATCAACTTCTCTAACTACGATACCAGGAGATGCTAAATTTAGAGGCATCTTGTATTCTCCGATCTCAGGATATTTTTTCTGGAATTATTTATTAAAAATACCATTTTCATCGGGGAAACCGTGCATGAACTACCAATCAGGATATTCCCACTTGTTATTAATCTTCTTTTTTGATTTTTTAACTCTTGCTATTGTGCAAGTTTTACATTCATATGAATATGATGATTGAATACTTTTATTCTTTCTTATCAGATAAAAACCATCTATTAAATCTTTTATTTTACCACAAACTCGACATTTTCTTTCTGTCAGAACAAAAGAATCAACTTCAAGTTGTTCATCAAAGTCCATCACAAAACTTGAATTACACCATTACAGTCTGGAATATCTTGCATAATTTTATTTTCTATTCCCTGTTTTAATGTCATTGCACTCATGGCACAACTTGTGCAAGCACCACCTAATCTAACTTTCACATAGTTTGTTTCTTCTTCTATCTCAACAAATTCTACAAATCCTCCATCTGCTTCAATATATGGAGCAATTTCAGATAAGGATTCGATTACATTACGTGCAGTTAAGTCCATCACATATAATCCCACATAAAGGAACGATCACCATATTCATCAGTATGCCATAAATCACCGTCTTTGTCAACAAATGAGGTGTCATCCATACCATCAGACATAAATCCAAAAGGTGCCATATCTTGTTCTATTTGATTTTTTTGTTCCTCATATATTCTCTTTCTTACATCATTATCAGTCATTTCTTTAAAATAATCTTGTGCAACTAACCAAGCAAATATAACAAGACACATTGCTAAGTCATCATTACATCCTTCTTCTGCTTCAAATGAGTTATGTTTTTGTGCAAAAGTAGTAAGTTCTGAGATTATATCATAATCAATTATGAGTATTTTATCATCTTCTAGTAAGGTTTTGAGATTAGAACATCCTAATTTTTTAACTGCTTGAGTTGTCCTTACTCCTAACTGTGATCTTTTACCACTAAATCCAGCACCAACAACTTGACCTGCCCGCCCTCTCTGTGAACACATTAGTAAATTATCATACTCTAGGTCATAATTAAGTATAGATGCAACTTGATCACCTATATCATTTACTTCACATAATATGAATGCTTTGTTATATGCTTTACCCAAATCATCAATAATACTTGGAAATAACATGGGTTTAATTTCATTGTTACGGTATTTTGCCACTGCTTTGTAAGGAAAATTAGTAATATCAAATACTATGAATGCAGAATAATCATTTCCTAGACCTCGTGCAACGTCAACTGTAATCAAATAATTGTGATCTTTTAGAGGTACTTCATATACATCCAATCCTGCATTTTTTTGTATTGGATTTTCATATACTAAATTTTTTAATTTAGATGGATTGATTAGTGTATTTACAGATCCTAAAAATTCACACTCAAACTCAACCTTAAACTGCTGTTCGGATGTGTTTGCGATTGTTTGTTCTTTCCATGCTTCATCACGTCCTGGTACCTCTGACCAATGAACCTCTGTTGGTACATATTCATTCTTTCCTCTTTCTGCATCGTGCCACATTCGATAGAAGTGATTCATACCTCGTGGTGTAGATACTATGATTACTTTAGTTTTTTGACCAGATGAAATAGTAGGATAGACAGATGCGAAGAAATCATCTGCGATGTGATTTGGAATAAACGCAAACTCATCAAGGAATATTACATTGTACGATCCACCTCGAACAGCAGATGATGATGTAGAGTTAGCAGATATTTTTGAACCATTTTCAATTTCCAATGAACCTTTATTCCAAGATATAATACCTTGTTGCATCCACCTTGGTAAATTTTCATATGCTAATTGTAATCTACCTAATAAATCACGGGCAGTAGAAGCTTTGTTTGCAAGTATAGCAATATTAACATTATCATTAAAAATCGCATAATGTAAGAGATATGATACAACCGTTGTCGATTTACCTGTCTGCCGAGGCATCTTACATATATTGAAACGGTTCTCATGGAAATTTTTAATTAATTTTTTTTGAAATGGATATTGCTTAAAAGGAACTAAACCTTCATCAAGAGATACAATTTTAATATAATTGTTTGCAAAATAAACTGGATCGTCTTTACACTTTAAGAACTCGATGATGTTCTCTTGTGTAAATTCAATCTGAGTATTCGCTTTTTTTAAATTGGGATTACCAAGATAAACTTCATTCATTATGTAAAATTACATTGTTAACTTATTGTATATCCTACAGCTGCACCTAAAACAGCAGCGTTCGCAGCGAAGATTGCTTCCGTTGATTTTTTCTCTACAACTTCTACAGAGTTACCTGGCATTGTAAAAGTTCCAATTGTTGTAGATCCTCCAACTGAATCAATGACAGTGACTAATCTTGCAGTGCCACCATTATTAACAAGACGAACTGCTGTAGCACTACCAAAGGTGGATGCACCTGCAGCATTTGTGCCACACGCTGCTTCAGTACCTTTAATTAATGTGATCATTATTCTAAACTTTTATTGATTATTTATGCTGTTTGTACTTTTTTGTTATTTTTCTTCTTAGCGAGTGGTAAATTAAATCCAGTTCCCTTCTTAAATTTTTCATTACTTCGTTTTATCATGTCTGGAGTTCTAATCATATTTGTAAGAGCATCATCTATTGTCACAGGTGTTTTATCGTAATGTTTTGGAGATACTTGCTCCATAAATTGTTGAAATGTTTTCATCAGCAGTTCCACCTCCTAAGTGCCTTGTTGATTCTTGAATCAGGATCTCTTCTTGTCTTTGCAGAAGTAAGTTTTTTCTTCATACCTTTCATTCTTCTACAGAAAGATAATCTTCTCTTTGCAGATTTAGAACCTTTCTTTAATTTTTTAGGATCTTTTGTAACTGCAGTTTGTAATTTAGAACCAGGATTTTCACGACGATATGCCTTTACTGCTTTTTTACTCAGTCCATCAGTCTTATCTTTACGATTTACTTTTTGCCAATCTTCATCTAATTCTGTTCTCCAATCATAATGATCAACCATATCTTCATTCTTCTTAACTCTTTTAAATTTTGGAAGTTTAGGTTTCTCATTTGGATTTAACATTTTTCTATCTTTTAATCCAGGTCTTTTATCAAATATTTTTAATGGTTTATCTCCATCTTTACCAAACAAATAATCATCTAATTTTGTGTCCATATTTACTTGTTTTTTAGATAGTTTTTTAGATAGTTTTTTATCAATTTTTTTAATTTTATTTTTTTGTACTTTAGATATAGTTGGTTTATTTACTGGAGCAGGATCATCTGTAAAAGTTCCTGTTGGTCTCTTTCCGACAAATTTCTTATTAATATTGGTTGGTGTCTTATCAAAATACTTATCAAAATCAATTTTCTTTTGAAGATTTACTTTTACAGGTGTTGTTCCTTTGACAGGTTTTTTTGCCAAATCAGATGCTTTTTTTACTTGATTAACAATTGACTTAGTTTGTATCTGTTTACTTATTTCTTTACTTACTGCATCTCTTACTG